ATATTCCAGCCTATAGACTTTATAACGTTAATACCTTTCGTTACCCATTTCATTATTCGGCGCCTTGTTGCTCAATGAATTTCTTTAACCAATCAAGAGCGGCGACCATTTCAAAGGCATCTAACATCGCAAGGCGTGGTTTTTTAAATTCCGTTGCAATGTATTTTGTGATTTCTGCCGGTGGTACATTGTTATCTTTTGCAAGTTTACAAAATTCTTCATATCCGGCAACGTGCGTTTCTTTTGGTTTAGTCGCTTGCATTGGTGCTGCACTTCCACCCATTGTAAAGCGTACAACCCCTTTACTATCAACTATGGTTAACTTGTTGATATTTCGATTTTCGTCATAGTCGATTTCTTTAACTGTAAATTTTGCGTATGACTTAGGCTTTCCGTCTTTCCCCGCTTTCCATTCGCCATTTTGCAAATTAATATAGGTAAACGGAGCGGAATATAATTCTCTACCAATGCCCCAGTTAAAGCATGCACGCTTGAAACTATCAGATGCTTGGCCCTTTTCTTTTTCTGTGTTGCTTTCCGTGCCTACATCGGACTTACCAACCCACTCGCCGGTTTGTTGGTTATAGATTGAAACTGTGCAATATAATCTATCGCCAATGATCGCATGTTCACGTTTCCAATTCATTGCGCCTACTACTTCATCAAGCATGCGCATATCAACGCGTGCATCTTTGTATAGCAGCACAACTGCACCTACGTTGCCGTTCTTTTCATTTAGCGATTGAATACGGCAATCTATTTCATTCGCTTTTAGTGTTCTAAATTCCATACATGCCACCTACTTAATATAGAAATTTTGGTTTACTTTAATTTCTGCGCCCTCTACCACTTCACCGGCTTTAAGCGCTTTTTTAATTGCCGTTTTATCGGCTTTAATTTCAACCTTTGTAAAGTCCGCCGGAATTACATCAAGGTTTATAATTTCAACGCTTTCGGATTTTCTATAACCGGCTTTAAATGTTCCAACTTCTAATTTTTCGATACCTTTTTGCTTCATTGAATATTCAATGTTGTTTTTCAAGGTTTCAATAGTGCTTTCTTTTGATTTTTTAACTTTGTTCAATCTATCAATTTCAGCCTTAATTCCTTGTATATCAGCTTCAACGTTAATCATGTATTTTGCCGTGTTTTCGATTTTTTCTTCAATGGATAAATCAAGCATTTCTAATGTATTTTGAATTGCTTCGATTTCTTCCGGCGTTTCTGCCGCTTCTAGCATTGCGGATAGTTCCGCGTAATCCTTGTTTAGTTCGTAAATACTAGCCATTTTTATTTATCACCTTTCAACAATGTAATAATTCCTTCTACGTCAACATTCGTTATAGGTGAGTCCATTAACGAACGATAACTTCCCATATTTATATAAATTAATTTGCCTTTATATATTGCGTATACATCATAAGTAAAAATCACTTCGCCGTTTTCTGTGTCATTTTTTCTAACACCAAGATTAAGAGAAATTTCTTTATCCGCAATTTTTTCACATAACTCTGTAAACATCGCAGTAACTTCGGCGATTTGTTTTTTATTTAATCTCCATTCCATAATTTCACCTTGCCACCTTAACCGCTCATCGTGTATGATGAGGTTAAGATGCTTTAATAACTCACTTTTCGCATCTGCCCTTTGGTAACTGCAATTACTAAAGGGCCTTTTTTATTTCGTCAATGTAGATGCCACCATATAATAACGCAACGCCTAACAATCCTTGTAATACCGCTTCATATAACGTAATATTGTCAAGTTCTAAACTGCCCGGCGTGCCTATCAGTAAGATTGCACCTATAGCTTTAAAAACCGTTGTCATTCTAATTCTCCTGTGATCACTAGCATTTGGCTGGTGATTTTTCTTATTTCACCTCTTAGATACCGATTTTCTGATTGCAAGCGTTCGTTTTCTGCTTGTAACTGTTTATATCTGACAATGTTAAACTCCGTTGTCAGTCCCGCTAATTTCTCAACCTCATTCCGGTTGAATTTCACGCCGGGTATCGGTAACTGGTGTAACTTGCCGTCATTTCTGAGGTTATAGACTGCTGTTTCTGATATTGACAGTAACGCAGCAACCTCTTTAACTGTGTAAACTAATTTTTCCATAGAATTCGTTCATACATTCTCCTTTTTATAAAAAATAATCAACCGTTACACCGAAATAATCGGCAATTTTTTTTAGCGTATCTACGCTAGGTTTTGAACGACCTTTTTTGTAGTCAGTCATTGCCGCTGTAGAAATGCCCGTAGCTTTACTTAATGCATATGCAGTTATGCCATGCTTTTTTAAAAGCTTTTCGATTTTCTCATACATCTTGCTATATCACCTCGATTCTGATATATTNTTACGTGATTTATAATCTCGTTTTCGTTAGCTATCTCGCAATTTCATAATATTATGTTTTTGCGAGAATATCCAATTAAACGTTTATAAAATTTCTTAAAAGAGATTAAATCATGGGTAACAAAAACATATATAGCAAGATAGAAGCTCTATTGAATCAACATAATATTAGTGCGTACAGACTTTCTAAAGATACTGGAATTTCAACGGCATCGCTTACAGATTGGAAAAAGGGGCGCTCAAATCCTAAAGCAGATAAAATACAAATCATAGCGGATTATTTTAACGTTCCTATCTCGTATTTTTTAGATAGCACTGAGCAAACAAAAGAGGTACCACCTATTAAAAGTGATACCTTCAATGTTGACTTTAAAAATGTGAAAGTGATGTTCTATGGGGATTATGAACTTACTGAGCAAGAGAAGAAAATGGTTGAGAATGTGGTTAAAGGGGTTATTTCATCACGTAAAGACGAAAGGAATAAAAAATAAATATATATAGGGGTGTAGTATGAAACGGATGTATCCTATTGTGTTAGATATTATTAAAGAAAATCGGTCTAATGACCCAGATGTTATCGCTAGAAATTTACGCATTAGTGTTCACTATAGATCACTGCCAAAGCATTTGAAAGGACTGTTGATAAAAACACCTTTTTCAAAGGATATTGTTATTAATTCAAAAATAGACATCAACCATAAAAAGGTTGCTTTGGCGCATGAATTAGGTCATGTTATATTGCATAAAGGCGGATACAACTTATTTGATATTGACCTATTAACCGATAGAGATAAAAAAGAAAAGGAATATCAAGCAAATAAATTCGCTTTTTTATTAGTAGCGCATACCTGTTTAAGAAATTCGCCGAAAATGATTGATAGTATCCGTAACGAAAAGGAACTAACATTTAACGATACGATAGAGTTGCTTAAAATATTTGAGCGTACAGGTTGTTATATTTAGGGGAAATAATCATGAAGGTAAATCGTAAGGAAATACAAGATGAAATGATAAATATTACATTTGGGACTTATTTATTTACATTTCTATTTGCTGGAATATTTTTCATCATAGTAGAAAATAAGGGCGATACTATAGGTATTTTTATATCTGGTATTTTATTCTGGTTAGGATATTTGTTAATTAGATTTATCAACAAAAAACAAAGTACAAAGTTTTTAGATAATTTAGAAATGAGAGAATACTATGCAATACAATATCAGCGTGAGGAAGAAAGATAAGGGTTTCCAAATAATTGTGTCGTATAAAGACGGCTACAAGTGGCGTCAAAAATCAAAACAAGGCTTCAAAACTAAACGTGAAGCCAAGGAATACGGCCACGTTATCGTTAAGGAATTAGACAAAACCGTACTACTCACCAAAGATACGGAATTAAAAGACTTAACTTTCAAGGAATTTGCGGATATGTTCCTTGAAATAAAAAAAGGCCACGTTACGCACAATACATTAACTATGTACCGTCATGCCGTGGATGCCTACAGTTCTATTAATAATATTAAATTGTCTAACATCAAACCATTACATATTCAAAATGTAGTGAATAAAATGGTCTCTTCGCCTACTACCATCAATTCATACTACAAAGTGGTTAGTCGTATATTCTACATAGCGATTAACCCATACAAGATAATTTCAGATAACCCATGCACTGGTGTTAGGTTGCCGCGTGTCGAACGTAAGAATATGATCCATACCATTTCCGATGAAGATTTGAATAAGTTCGCAAAATACATGAGGGAAAAATATCCACAGGCCTATTACTTTTTACAAATTGCTAGATATACTGGTATGCGATTAAGTGAAGTATATGGATTGACGTGGAATGATATTGACCTAAAAAATCGCAAAATTTCCGTCAATAAGCAACTTCAATATGTCAAAGGTGTAATTACCTTCGAGAAAACTAAAACGGCGAATTCGGTGCGAATTTTGCCAATTCCGCCTATCTTAGAAAAGATACTAATAGAATACCAAACACATGAGTTGGAGTTTGAGTATGATTTAGTTCTAAACCCATACAAGAAAAATGGTGTCAAATGCCAAATCAACACCTATTTAAAACAATTTGGAGACAACCTATCAGCGCATAATCTACGGCATACATATGCCACGAAATTATTGGCTAACGGTCTTGATGTAAAAACTGTATCAGCATTACTCGGCGATACACCGGCAATGGTGATGAAAACATACTTGCATTATAGCGATGAGATGAAAGCAGCAGCATCAAATGCAGTTGCTAATATTTTTAGTTAAAAATTTTGACGATTTTTGACGAATTGAATATTTAGCTATTAAAAGATACAGTAAGCAAGTACTCTTTTATATGTTCATTTTTAACAATCATAAAAGGG